GTAACAACATCATCATCAATAGTAAAAGTCGAACCAGAATTACTTACAACAATATCTCCTTTATCTCCATCACTTATTCCTCCATCTGCACCGTCTGCACCATCAGCACCCGCTGGTCCTTGAATCCCCTGAATTCCTTGAATTCCTTGAATTCCCTGATCTCCTGTATCTCCTTTATCTCCTTTGGGTATAACAAAATCAAAAGTTGCAGCACTTGATGATCCAGAGTTAGTAACAGTAGCACTTGAACCAGCAGCACCAGTGGTAACTGTTCCAACAGCTATGGTTGCAGCAGCACCATCGGATCCGTCATTTCCAGCAACACCCTGTATTCCCTGACTTCCAGTTGCTCCTGTAGCACCTGTAGCACCTGTAGCTCCCGTTTCTCCTGTAGCTCCTCGTGGAATAGTAAAGTTAAATATAGCTGCACTAGATGAACCAGAATTTGTTACTGAAGCATTTGTATCAGCATTTCCTGTGGTTGTACTTCCAACCGAAATTGTTGCAGCAGCACCATCAGATCCATTCGCACCGTCATTTCCTGCTGGACCTTGAGAACCTGTAGCTCCTGTAGCACCCTGTGGTCCTTGAGGGCCAGTCTCACCTTGTATTCCTTGTGGTCCTTGAGCACCAGTTGCTCCAGTTGCTCCATCATTACCGTCAGCTCCGTCCGCACCAGCTGAACCTTGTGGACCTTGTGGACCTTGGGAACCTGTTGCTCCTCTTGGAATTGTAAAGTTTAAAACTGCTGCCGTAGTCGTTCCAGTGTTACTAACAGAAGCATCAGTGCCCGCATCACCTGTAGATGTCGTTCCAATACTTACTGTTGCAGAACCACTACCTTGAGGTCCCGTTGCACCCTGTGGACCTGCTGTTGTAATCTCTACAGTTGTCACATCATTTATCTGACTAACGACAACTTGATTAGGATTGCTCATGCTGTGTAACCTTCACTTATGAATAGTGTACCTTCTAAATAATATTCTTTGTTACCTGACCCGTCTGTTAGTAATACATCATATTTTAATTCATTTGGAGTAAAATTAGCTGTATCAGTATCGCTTAATTTTATATCCACTACGCCATTAGGTCTATCAGTATAAGTGACCGCAAAAGACCCAAAAAGAGTAGAGCGATCTTCGTTATACACCTGTGCTGCGACTGTAAAACCAGTAAGATTTATCGCAGATCCAGTAGAATCTTTGAAAGTTAAACGAAGAGGGAAATCTGCTCTACGTTGAACAGTGAAATCTTTTTTAGCAGGAATGATAGCCATTTAGTAATATGATGACGCTCTAAGTATATCAGTTTTTTTTATTAGATCTAATCTAGCACCTTCACTTATACTAATTACATAAGCAGATGAAGTGCTTATCCTGATATCTCGCAAACAATTAAATTTCCTGTACTTTTTAAATCAGTCTGATTATTTGGTCTTTGATTTACTTTTGTTGTTTTATCATTAGCAGACTTAACTTGATATTTGTATGTTATGTCTGATAAATCATTTAGTGTTGTAGTATCAACGTGCTGATATGAATAATTAAATACATTGTTATCGTTTTGAGTGCCATTATTAAAAGTCAAAATACTAGTACAAGGAATAATACTATCTGTACCTTGTGCTATGTTTTCACCATTCCTCACTAAATTTAATATTACTGCACCGTTATTACCTCCATGGCCTACTGTAAAAGAAGCCATAATTAAAAATTTACTGCTAGTAGAATTAGGTGTAATTGTTACAGTTAAACCATCAATATCTTTAAAAGCATTGTCATCAGTGCTAGTTGACGAAGTTGTAAAAGCAGGAACAACTTGAATAATTCCACCACCAGCACCAGAAGCAACACCTCCTGTAGGTATTATCTTGGTGACTTTTAATTCACTTAAATTAGTAGTATTACTTACTGTCAATCCATTTAAAGTTCCAACAGATGTTATATCCGTTGTAGAAGCAAAAGATAAAGCACCAGATGAACCTACTTTTAAAAACTGTCCATCACTACCCGCAGTTGTTGGCAAAGTAAGAGTGTAATCACTACCAATAGAACTAGGTGCTTTTATTGCTGCAAAATTAGAGCTATCAGAATCTCCAAATTTGATTTCGTTTTGTTGATTTAAAGTTATACCATTCTGATCTAAAAATAGTTGTTCTATTCCCGCAGTTGCAATTCCAATTTGATTTGTTGATTTCTTAAATAATCCAGTATTAGTGTCACCAAAATGCAAAGCTGGAGCAGACGAGGATCCAGCAGAAACACCTAATACACCTGTTAAAGTACCCCCTGAAGCTGATAAAAAACCAAAGTTAGTTTGACTTACATTTCCTAAAGTAACAAAAGCCGAGTTAGCTCCGTTTCTGATTTTTAAGGTGTCAGTATCACTATCAATATGTAATTGATATGCTGCCAAATTTGCTGCTCCAGAAGGATCACCCGCAGCACTGTTAACTGTTCTTAAAGACTCAAGTATATCTTTTATTGCTGTTCTTACAGCTAAACCAGTACCATTATCTGGTGAAAAATTACTTGAGAGTTCTTTACCTGTTGAATTAACTCTTGTCATTTAATTAAACACCTTTTCCATATCCTAACGCTTGAAATGTAAATTTCACACTAATAGGCTGGTCTGAGTCATTATAAAATATAATATTAAAACCAGTACCATTAACATTTTGATTTGCTGCGTTTAACATATTACCATTTGCATCTTCTTTAATAACAAAACGAGCACCTTGAGGCATATTTATTGGAGTGATAGAAATAGATGGTAGATATTTAATAGTTGTGCCACCAATACCACTTGTTCCTGTAAAAAACTTATTGGCAAACACAATATCAATACCACTGGCTGACGTGCCAGATTGAATTGGTGTGCTTATCACACTGCCCGAAGAAATATATTTATTTTCTGTCCTTGATGGTAAAAAAGCGTCAAAGCCTAATTCTGTAAATTTTATATTTTCGTTAACATCAACAGAAATAAGATTGCCTTTAAATTTAAAAGCTCTTGCACTAAACGAACCATTAGTTAAATTTTGCTCTGTAGTAAAACTAGAGTTATCTTGTGATGTTAAAACTTGAACTTGACTTTTTAAACGATCACTTCCAGCACCGTCGACACTTAATCTTGCATCAAAATCAGGGATAGAGTCAAATTGATCTGATATAAAGAATCCTTCACTTTTAATGTGTCTTTTTAATCTTATATTTGTGAATACAGACTCAAAATCTAAAACAGATGCAAATTCATAAGTGCCAGTTAATGATGATGCAGGGTTTGTTAATTGTAAAGCACCCGAGACAACAGATACATGGGCACTTGGCTTATTACCACTAAAACCTGGATTTTCTCTAAAATCATTACCACTTGCATTTTTTAGTTGTAATTCATCTGCCATCTCTGGAAGTGCTAATTCAACTTTTGCCTCTGTTGCTGAAAACCTACCACCTAAATCACGAAATTTTAAAGAATAAGTTCCCGATAAAGCTGGTAATATTGCTTCATTAGATGCACCATTTATATTTTCATTTAAAGATGTTGAGTTTGCAAATGTAGCTAAAGATAATGTGTTTGGAGTATGTCTGATTTCACAAGCCCCGCCAAATTCAACATCAAGACTTGTTGTTTTAGTCCATGTCAATTTAACTTGTGAGTTATTAAGTGGTTCAATTTCTAAATTTGTTGGATTTTCAGGAACAGCAGTTAATCCTAAAGTATTAATGCTAACTTCTGTAGGACTTGCACTTCTTTCTCCATTACTATTTATTGTAAATATTTGAATTAAATATGTACCAGCTTCAGAAGGTAATATTTCATGCTCTGATTGTTGTGTATTAACTACAACTGGATTTTCATTATCTTTAGTAAAAATTAATTGATACCCACTAGCTCCATCTACAGATTCCCAATCAATAAAAAGCTTTGGAACAGGTCTATTATTATTTAAAACAATTTTTTCTTCTATTGCTCTTGTACCATCTGATGCGTTAATTATTTGTGGTGATGGTAGTAGAGAAGTTAATAAATTAATATTTTTGATCGGTAATTGTTCTCCATCCTCAATTGCTGCATATTTATTAGGATTATGAATTACTGCTGTAATTGAAAAACTTTTTTGTTTGTTTTCTTTTATATTTACGACTCTGAAAGATTGTGCTGAAAGAGTTGCAGATTCTAGAATATATGGACTGTTTTGCACTGGGACTGATGAAAAGTTAGAAGACACATTTGCAACATTAGTACTTGTATAAGACGTAATAGTTTTTGTTTCCACTGTGCCATCTGACAACATACAGCTAATTGTAGGGCTATCACTTATATCTGGTAAATTAGTCTGTCCTACATCATCAAGTGTAATCTGACTAACACTAGCTGTTTTAACTAAGCCTCCTCTTCTTGTAGCAGCCTTAACCCTGTCTGCAATACCAATAATATCTCCAATCCTTATAACAGATCCAGACGCAATATTAGTTTCAAAGGTGCATGTTTCTGTTTGATTTTGTTGTGTTTGTAAAAACCATTTTCCAACTCTTTGCGCCATACTACTTGAAGTAGTTCCAAAAGTATTAATGGTTTTTGTCTGTGTTCCATATTTTTGTTGCGCAGTACTATCTTTAACGGTCACATAATCTATTTCTTGTGTTTCTAAATCAAAATATGAAACATTTATTACATTAAATCTAGTTTTTGATGAGCTACCAGAATAAACAAATTCGCCATTCACTACATTAGCGTTATTAAAAACATAATTAAAACTTACAGAACTTGGATTATCAATATCTTTTGGTGCGTCCTGAGAAATTTTTATAGTTCCTTCTTCATAATATGGTATTGCTCTCATAACTGAACAAATATCCTTTATAACTGCCATTGCATCGCGTCTATTATTAATATTTGCATTTATAGAGAATCTAGGTTCTTGACCACCATTTCCATCATCTACTAATTGACTGCAATATTTACTAACACCAAAAAAAGAAAAAACGTCTAACTCTGACTCTGGTATTGAACAACCACTAACGCTATCTGTTAAAAGATCATATAAAACAAAAGCAGGGTCACTTGTCCATTCTTTATCTGTTTTAAAAGACCCATCAAAAGTTCCAGAATATGTTAATCGACCATTTGTATAATCAACAGTGGCATTATGAGGTATTTTTACAAGTTTTCCTCTAACTCTAAAAATTCTCTGTGGCGCAGAAGAA